CATCTAAACCCCTTAAAAAATGAAAAGATCAGCTTGCCCTATAGCAGTTGATTTCAAAAAAATGTTATCAATATCTGACGTCTGCGAACCATCATAAACACTTAGCGCAACACTACTATTTAAAACTAAATAGCTTGTAGGTACAAACGCCAAACCATGCTTTATTGTGGTGTCGGCGTTTGCGGCCGTAAATGATACCCGAATCACAGACCCCTTGAAATTATCCTTAAAAACCAGACCTTTATTTAAAATATTGTAGATGTCCTTTAAAAACAGAGTCAAAGAAGACCATTTTTTGTCTTCTTTGATGTTTTCCATATTCCACCAGTTCCTAGGAATCATAAGCTCCTCAAATAACGGCTTTCAATCGTGTAGCCGTTGACCACTACCTTAGTCGAAGCGGCTAAGGACCACTCCACAGAACAGGACTTTGCCGGAAAGCCAAACTCTATCCTTTGCTGAAAAATAGTCATGGGCAGAGACCTTATAAGACTGACTGAATCTGAATAGTTAAACCTAAAAGAAAGCGTAAACCCAAGCGTGGCCCCGAGTGGGTCTATGTTTAGATAAAACCGTCTCCACATTTCGTCTGTAGTTTCCCCAAGCCGCTTGTGAAACCTGGTTTGTCCTACTAAATTGATTTCACTGCCAACATCTGTCATTAGAGATGACCCAAACCTGATGCCTTGGTGAAACGACTGCCCAGACTTCCAGAAAAACACGTCTTGCCGTTGGTCTGGGTATGGCACATTAAAAAGCCCTGAATTTTTATCTAAACTGTTCCCGTCGTTAAATAGCCATGCATTTGCTATGTAGTCATAGACAAAAGTTGTCTGATCATCCGAAAACCATACTTGATTAAGCTTTTTTACGTGAACACCCGACATAATGTTTTTATTTGTTACATCTAGGGCGGGCCCAAGGTGATCTGATACGATTTTAGTATTAGCGCCGTTATATTCAGCTATACCCTTTTGATCTACAAAAAATAGCCTATTTTCAAACACACAAAAACCACGCTCGTTAGTTATACCATAATCAAAGGTTACATCTGCAATAGCTACAGTTTCCGGGCTATCCCCCGTTACCTCATGGATAGAATCTCTTTTAAATACAATTAAAGAGTCTTGAAAGGTCACCATTGCAACAATTGAATCCGTAGGATTGCCGGAAATATCAAAAGTGTTTTCTGGTAAAAATGATTCAATGTCTTCTAGTGTAGAAAAACTAAGTGTGTTGTTGTTTGCCGTAACCAGCATATTATTGAAATAAGCAAGCCTCTGCGCTGGTGTGGCCGTCGGCGACCTAACGCCATAATCAAACTGACTTGTAGTGGTGTATGGAAAGTTTGCTAGGTATGTCGTAACACCGCTGACTGTCGTTAAAGTAAAAGACTGGGGCATGGCATAGATAAAGTTAGTTATACCAGCGCCAAGCCTAGAATAAGCCAGTGCAATTGACGAAACGCCTTCGTTTGGTGGGGCAGTAAATCCCCAGGCTTGAAATAAGCCCTCAGACACAATTGTTGTTCCTATAACCAATAACGAAAGGCCATTCTCTGCTGGTAGGTCAAACTTTGCGCGGCCTACGGTAAACAGGCTATTAATCAAACCATCTGTTAAAGACGGCGTTCCTCTTAACCAAGCAGCCCTAATATGAAAAGAATCTGCTGGGATAGTAACCGTCGCCCCACCAAGCCCTGTGTTAAATGTGGCCTGGTTTGGTCTAGGCGTAGTTGACGAAATTTCACTGAGAGATGTCTTTAAAAGTTCACCAGTGCCGTTATAAGAAAACAGACCATTTATAGTTATGTACATTTTGTTTTCTGCTGTGACAAAATCTATAATAGTGCTAGTCGTGGCGTTTGCCGTTAAGCTTCCACCGATTGCCTGAAGTGTTGAACCTAATGAATAAAGTGTTGGCCCTGAATCAAATATGGTAAAGCTAGACCCGTTTGCTTGATTAAATATATAAGTATTAAATGGTTTATTAATATACTGAGATACGGGAAGGGTAAGGTGTAGCTCTGTGCCCGGCCTAGATGTTAAAGCGCCCAGGCGTTCAAGCGTGTAGTTTCGGCAATCAAGTAATTCAGTCACCCCGGTTTTATATGGCGAAACTTTTAAATTAACCCCACCAAAGTTTTGATAGCTCTCTTCTTTTAAAAGCTCAGTTGATTCAGTCATCAAACGCTCCTCAAGTATCGGCCTTCAATAGTATAGCCGTTAATTGTAGCCGCCATTGTGACGTTAGAAATAAACTGCATAGATATGCTTCTTGCTGGAATACCAAAGTCTATTCTTTCTTGAAATTGCCCAAAATTAATAAATCTAGTTTCAGCAATAGTGACGCCGTAATTTTTAAAATAATTGACTGTCATGGTAGGCCCAACGGTAGCGCCGTAAGCCATATCAACAAAAAGTCGACGCCACATCTCCTCAGTAGTTTCTCCCATTCTTTTATGAAACCTAGTCCTAGCCATTAAGGTAATAGCTAGACCCCTATCAGTAGTAACCCCGTTTTGCTGACGAGTTAAAGACAAATAGGACGCGCCAAGATTAAACCAAGACGCCATTGGAAGGCTTGACCCATACTCTAAGCTTTCAGAACCAACCGTTGCGTCGATTGGTAATTTATCAAATATAGACCACGCTTCCTCGTCGTAATCATAAACTAACGTGGTCCCCGATGGGTCTGAAAACCACAATTGCTTCTGTCCCTTTACGTTCATTGCTGAGATGTTTTTTATGTCTAGTTGATTAAAATAATCCTGCACTGGATAGGACACAATGTAGGTGTCTGGTCCGTTATATTCACATATACCTTTTTGATCTACAAACCACAGCTTAGTTTTGAAAGTAACTGACGCCCGATTATTTACGCAACCATACTCTTCTGTAACTGTTTTGACAGAAAGTGTTTCAGGGCTATTTCCAGACAGTTCAAATATAGCAGTGTCTTTAAAAATAATTAGCGTGTCTTGAAATTTCTTTAGTCCGGTGATTTCTTTTCCAATACCCGGTTGGACAGATATTCTAAAAGAGTCATCAAAGAATAAAAATCTGCCAAGGTCAGAGTAATATACTTCACTTGGTGACGATGAAAAACCCGAAGAGAAAAGCATATTTTTATATGACTCTAGGTATCTAGGAGTCAGTGTAAAATCAGACACCGAATCATAAAACGCCGGGCCGCTAAATGGAGGGAAGTTGAAATTTAAAACAGTTGACGCCGTTGTTACTAAAAAAACGCTACCCAATGAAGTGCTGGGAAAGGTGTATTCAATGCCACCAAGTGGGCTAGTGTATTTTACTGTGGCTATGTTGTAGCCAACGCCTTGTGGTACTGGAACGGACCCCTGAAATGATCTATTCATTACGGGAAGCGTAGGCGTTTGATTAAAATAAAAAGGCTGACTCTCTGGACCCCAATAAATAAAATCGTCACTAAAAGGTATTCCATCTCGTCCATAAAAGTTTTTGCCAAACATTATTTTAATGACGTGTGTACCTGACGGAATAAATCCCGTGGTTAATCCAAATGGCCCTAGAGATACTGACGTAATGTTTGTTGGCGTAGAGAACCTATATTCAATGGCCCCGGTATATCCCCAAATGGCTAGAATAGAGTTAGTTATTCCCTTAGACCAAACCTTAAAATTATTCCCGTTGGCAAAGTATAAATATGTTGCAAGTGTTCCAGTGTATTCTGGTGTTCTTTCTGCTGAAAAATCAAACGCCCCAGCAACTAAGCTTGATGAAATAGCAATAGTGGTGACTGCGTTTGCTAGGTACATATTTACTGTAGACGAACCAATGGGGGCAGAATCAAAAACGTAAAAGCTCGCTCCTATTGATGCGTTTTCATATTCTGGGTAATTTAGTTGGTAAAGACTTGTAGGCGTAACCCCAAATTGAGCAATGGGAAAGCTAGCGCCGTCTATTGTCCCAGCCCTAGACGTCCACGCTCCTGGTCTTTCAAAGCAATAGTTTCGCAAATCTAATACTTGATTCTGCCCCGTAGTGTAAACAGATGCCTTAAGGTTAATACCTCCTAAATTGTCATAGGACTGGTCTTTCAGTAGCTCATAGGCCATCTACCAATCCCATCCACCCTCACCGCCGCCGGACTCTGTTTGTACTACAGTTCTGGGGGCATCAATAAATCTCTGTTCAGCATCTCTTTTTAGCTGCTGCTCGTAGTATTTACGCTTTTCTAGCATAGAGTCTATTGACCGATTGTCTTGTGTAAGACCGTCGATGGTAGCAAGTATTGGAAGCATCTCATGGTATTCGATTGGTATTTCTGAAACGTCGGCGTCGTTAACCATATCAGCTAATCTATAAGTGTAGGTTAATCGCAGAGTCTTTTGTATATTAGGCGCTGGAACGAGAATAAATTGATTATTTTGAAAGAAGTATGACGTCGGCATACCAGATTGTTGAACATAAAAGTCTTGTTGGTTTGGTGTAATTTTCTCAAGCCTTTGCACCGTTTCATTGGCAAAAGACGTACCATCCAAAACTATAATAAACCTTACAGACCGTTTAAAGTCCGATGGTATTTGGTACTCTCTTTGATTTAAAACAGTAGTGCTTTCAACACATTTTTCAAACCTTCCCTCAAAAGCCTGTTCTATAAGTTTTTGCACTTCTTGTTGGGCATTGTTTAACCATCTGTCTACTTGGGTTTGCGTAAAATACCCACCGTCTGGATCTGACAGCCATCCCCAGGTTAGTGTTCGCATTTCGGATAAAGTCATCAAAGCCCCCTAGCAATTCTCAATATTATAAGTAGAAAACGGCACCCACACAGTTACAACTGGGACAACAGGAACTAAGGTCCAGTTTGTTGTTACTGACCCACAAGAAACCCAAGACGTTGAAATACTCTCGCCCGTAGAGGTCCAAGGGCCAAACCAAATATTATCACACCCCCAGATTAGGCCCTGAGTTACTAACCCAAGACCGTCAAACGTGTTCCACTCGGTAAAGCCCTTAGTCTCAAGTGCCATACCCTTAACAGTGACGTCAAAAATTGGCACCAACTACCCCCTTATAAAAATGCACCCATAGTGCTGTCTTTATCAGCGGCCATATGGTTCATTTCGTCTCTAGAGAATTCAATGTCCATTACTTCCATAAACTGCCTAGCCACACCTTCCCAAGAATAGTCTTCACCACTCATGTCAATGTTTTCCCAGGCCTTTGTTTGCACAGCTTTTATGATTTCTTGAGACCATACGGCTACGTCAGCGTCAGTTTTTGCGTCTTGAAATAGTAATTTAGCCCACCCCTTATCGTGAAATGGCCTGACTGTGTTCTTTAGCGCCCCTATTTCCCTTACTAACCCATAACACCCGGCGTACATGGCCTCTAGTGCTGTAATGCAGTATGTTTCAATGAAATTTGCTGGGTATAGCCAAATAATAGCTTCTTTCATTTCCCGAGCTAGAGTCTTTTGGTCTACGTTGCCGTGGAACTTAACCCAAGGCCTTGTCTTCATAGTTTCCTCTAAGTCAGCGGCTACTTTTGCAAAGTGACCACCCATTTTTTTCATGTTGTCCATACCGTAGTAAGCGTGAAGCTCTAAGTCCGGTAGTGTTTCACGGGCTTTTTCTACTATTCTTATACAACGGTCTAAACCTCTGTCCGGGCTTGATGTAAACACAATTTTATTCATGTTCTTTTCTACGTCTATATCAAACCGCTCAGCATTAACGCCGTTTCTAGTAATAACTATTTTGTCAGATGGTATTTTTTGTTGGACCTGGACATAATTCTTGTGAAAGTCGCTAAGACACAGGTGCTTTTCGTAATTCTTGTGAACCTCTGCCCCTGGTGTTTGTAAATCATGACACCATAGATATGTTGGCGCGTCTGTTAGTTTAATATTGTGCCGCCAAGCTATGTGTACGCCTGGTTTGTACGCCCTAAAGTAGTCATCCATAGTCTGTGCTGGACGATATTCAACACCGCCAAACGTCGCCGCTGTTTCTCTTGTGTTGAAAACTATTACACGTCTCATAGAAAGGCTTGCTAGAGACTTTGCAACTTCAACAAGGGCCGTTTCTGACCCGCCAATGCCCTTTTTAGCGTAAACGCCGTCATCAAACTCATATGGGTGCGAACCTGGAATACATGAAATCACAATATCATCGGTTGATATCTTTTCACCGCCATTTATTGATTTAATTTTTGAAAGCATTTCTGTCAGTTGCTTTACAAGCTCGCCGGACTCTGGGTGCTCATTAGACATAAAAGACTTTTTGGCCTCAAGTAAAGCGCCTTCAATATCCCCTAGTTTAAATTTGATTCTAGCAATTTGATTCTTTGGCACATGATCATAGGCAGCGGCGTTTGAAAATATAAAAGACGGGTCATTATTTCCAGGCCGATGACAAGCAATGGCCGCACTGTAAAGCGGCAACGCATCAGCTTCTCTTCCTAATGAAATTAAACAGTCACCAGCAAGACAATAAAACTCAGCCCTTGTTGGACTTAACACTAGAGCTTGCATTGAAAGGCTAAGGGCTTTCATTATTAACTGTGTGTTTTTATTTGGAAGGTGTGACTCTTCTTTGTTCCATCTTTGAATGCAAGCCCTAATTAGATATTCGAAAGTAAGTATTCTGTCGTGAACTTCTAAGTCCTTAGAGTCAATGATTTGATCAAGCCAAACGTAAGATTCGTTTATCTTTCCTTTATCAAATAACTCTTTGCCGTAGTACCACTTAAGTCTTGTTGGCAGGTTTTCTGTCTTTGCTCTTTTCTCTAAAATAGATACGTTTCGAAGGTAGTCTTTTTCATAGTCTTCAATGGTTCTATTGTGAACAATCTGCCAATTGTTAACAAATTGTGATTCAACTGGTTCCTCGGCGATCATCCCCTCGTGTATAAAATACTTCCAAGAGAATTTCTTGCTTGTTCTAATTACTCTTTCGCGAATAAATGTGCAGACTACATTGCCGCTACCGTCTTTTGCATAGTGATATGGTGCAACCCAGTAATCGGCAAGAAGCATAACATGGTCGCGCCATCTTTTAAACTCTTCTATAGAAGACATTCTATCGTCTAAATCCATCCACATTACATAGTCAGTTTTCACACCAGCCATTGAATAGTTTCTGGCCGCTGCAAAATCATCAACCCAGGTAAAGTGCTTTAGATAAACAGGGCACCCGGCAAGCTTTTCTGCTTCACCAGAGGTAACGACATCTATAGAACCGTCTATAGATCCGGTGTCAGTGATGTGTATCTCATCAAAGCACCCATCAACAGATGTAAGCATTTCTTTTATGTGTTTTATTTCATCTCGCATGATCATACATAGGGACAAAGTGGGACGTGTCATATGACTCCTTTTAGTTTCGGGTTACTTGTGCACTACTGTTTGATAGTTGTTTGTCGGCAATTAAAGACCCACCACGACTGCTAATAGTCCAGTCTCCGGTGGTTTTAGAGAATACCTGCGCACCCTCGTTAAATTCTTGCATACGTTTTAAATATCCAAATACGGTAGTGGGATCAACAACGTTAGTACCGAAGGCACTTGTAGTGTCGCCGATTAAAGTATTTAGAAGACTTAGCGTAGTTGATGACGCATATATAGACGCAGAAATAGCGTAGATAGAAACACCAAAACCCGTCAGCGTAGTTCCTATTGCTACGTTTGTAGTGCCAAGGGCAAAGTTTAACGTGCCTAAGTTTACAGCAGTTGTACCTAGAGCAATGTTTGATGACCCTATAGCAAGAAGAGACGTTGACGCTGCTGTAAGCTGAGAGTCAACATCAAGTACAGGGTCTACAACGCCTATCACAAATCTGTCTGTGGCCGAAGCTATGGTGATACCGTCTACTCTAAAGTAGGCTGGAAATGTTGCTGAAAAAGTAAACCCGTATACTCCCGTGGTAGATAGTTGGGTAAGTGTTGGCGGTGTTACGTCATTACCGTCAAGTGTATTTTTAAAAGTTAGAAAGGTCGGCGCTAATGATGGGTATTGCCCCGGATCTGAATTGCTAAACACAATCCCATAATACTTAGACATACATACCTCTTTTTATTTGAAAGTAATAGATCTTGGTCATCGTGGGCCCTGACAGATTAGATTGAAATCGGCGTTTACGTCGGCGTTTGCCCCATTTCTAGTGACGATAGCTATGCTAGATGTTGTTGCGTCTGTGACCGCTGTGCAGAAACCACTAACTATCCCAGACAAAATACATACGCAGTTCGGCGCATCTGAAAATTTTCCAGCGATAAAAGTGCATGTCGCTCTGCCCGTAGAGGCATTTGTGCAATTTCCACTGATCCAATCTCCCGACTCCCTTGTGACGGCATCCGAACTGTCTACGTGCGCACTCTCGACTGCCCACACCGCATCGGCGCTTGTAACAACACTATTCACGAGCAAAGGCATTGGCGTTTGTTGGTCGATGTAGCGGGCTGTGATTTTAACGTCACGTTGGCCAGCAGATGCGGCGGCATCGGCTAAAATTAAATTAAAGTCAACTGTCGCCGTCGTCCCTTGTTCATACATAAGACGTAGGGTGTGTTTGGCCGCCGATGGGACTTGAAAAGTTCCGCAAAGTTTAAAAGGATGGTGCACGGCAATCCCAGATAAAAGGGCTCTAGAGGATAGCCTCTCGCCACCTTCCTCGGCAATTGTCTGTGACCCATTTGCAGTGCGCACAACTTGAAAAACCGCTGCCACATTCCCTGATCCCGTTACCGCAATTGCGTGAGAAAATCCGTAACAAACCTGTACAATACCTGCCCTTGGAAAGTTCGCGACAAAGCCAAGTTCTTCGTTACCAACCGAGCACGTAGTTGTTCCGACTGTGTTATCGTTTGTGCTAGAACAAGATATCCCTGCGGGTGCCGAGCCCTTTGAAGTATTAACGGTCATTGTTAAAGACGCGTTATTAGGCGCAATATATGAAGCTTGGTTGGCAGTGCCAAGATTAGGGTTGCCGCCCGAAATATTCAAATCAAGTTTCCAATTAGCTAGGTCAGGTGTCACCGCAAGCTGGGAAGAGGTTGGGAAGCGGTAGACCGTCCATGATGCGTTTGTAGATGAATCATTTATCCACCTACAGCTAAAAGCCCCGCTGTCTGCCGCTTGTAGTTTGTATGTCCTATCGCCAGAAGTCGTTACTGGCACACTAAACTCTAGCTGTGGGTGGGTCCCATCTGATCCAGAATTTGCGATCATTTGTACTGGATATGTGTTTGTTCCATCGCTTAAACGGAAGCGACACGACCCTGCTGCCGATGGCCCAAAGGCACCAGTTAGCTTAAAAATATAATTTCCTGGCGGCATACTGTTATAAACTAGCCGATGATCGTTAGTTCCTTGCGCCGCTACTGATCCAGTTGCTGTCCATGCTGCACAACCAGTTCCAGTACCTAAATCAATATAATTAGTCCCACCAGATGAAGTTGATTCTGAATATTGGCAACTAGACGCCCCAGCATTATCTAACCCACCAACAGAACTAGCCTGACTGATATTGGCAATATTAAACCCTTGAGCGTAACCAATACCACAGCCATCAACTTGTATCTCGTCATCGTCACCAGCGCTTGTCACTTGTACCGAGTAACTAGTACCACCAACTGCTATAAAGTTTAGTGGTATAAGTTGGTAATCTGTCGAAGCTGCAATATCTACCGTTGCGACTACATTTGAGCCGTCGTAAATTTCAAACTTGTAGTCAGAGTCAGCATTTGTTCTAACTGCACAAAACCCTACTCCATTACCACCAGCACTAGTCTTTACAGCCCATGACCCAGACCTTAAGCTTTGCTCACTGTTTGGATTCCACTCGGCCGCCTGGTTCCCTTGGAATAATTCAGCCGCCGTTGTCGTAATTGTAAAAGCCGTAGTTGTAACAGTCCAAGGCGATTTACCACTTTCAAACCCACCGTTTTTTAATTGATTAACAAACTGCATATATTGCTGCTCGACTGGTTTTGGCGGGTTACCAAGTTGAGCGCTTGCCGATGAAAAAAGAAAGGAAAGTAAAATTATGTATTTAGTCATGGAACCTCAAGTAAAAGTTGGCTCAAAAGAATCTATAATCATAAAAGCACTGCCTGCCGCACCAGATGTTTCATCCGAAGTGTCGCGGTAAAGAGTAATCAAAAGCACGTCACCAGCCGCAACGGCTACAGAGTTAATTTGACCAGTCGCATCAGTTAAATCAACATCTGATAGTGTGACGATTTCATTGGTCGTGGTGTCAACTGCTTGCTGGGCATTAGTTGATGTGTAAGCCGTCGGTGTAGACACACCGCTAATATTGGCTTTGAATATTCTTGTGTCAGTGCGAAATAGTACGTTACCAGAGGTTAGGTCTGAATAAAATTGCCCTGTTTTTAGAAATAATTGAACGCCTGGTGTATATGAGTTTGGTATTTTTAAGGTAGCATAGCAAGTTAGCTCGTCCGGGCTTTGTGTAAACTCAAAAACTTCTAGGCCATTGGCGTTAGTTGTGCGAAATGGCGCATTTGAGTCGCCAAAGTACCAACGTAAAGAAACGCCCCCAGCGCCGCCCGAACCACTACTTCCAGGTGTAAACAAATGAGACAACAAATTAGACCCCCGTGGAAATTATGGTACGGAACTAGTCACAAATGACAACATTAAAAAGACACGAGACTAAAGGTGTAACCCGAGTGATAGCGTCCCTGCTACCAGCCAAAACACCCCTAATCTCATGTCCAAAAATGTTAAACGTCGAAAGATTTTTTAATATCTTGCGTCGCTTGAATCACAACACCAACGGCTACGTCTGTAGCTGCTGTGTTAGCCCCTGATGTGTTTAGCACCAAAAGATCACCAGCTTGTACAGAGGCTAGTGATGACGAAAAAGCATAAGTAGCTCCTAACGCCCCACCCGATAGACCAAAGGCCCCAGCAATTGTGACTGCTGTGCCTAGCGCTATCCCCGTAACACCTCCTGAAGTCCAACGCGAAATAGCCAGTTGGTAAACTGGTGTCGCTGATAGACCTTTTGCTGAGATTTTTAGCTCTAGAACTTGACCAGGACTTGGTACAAGACCAACCCATGCTGACAAGCCTGCAGCTAACGCACCTAAAGTGTTGGATAAAGTGTACTTCTGTTCTGAAGCATCTAAATCCCTATTTACTATTGCCATAATGTATTCTCCTATCGTGTTTTCTTATCGGATCTAACGACTTATCCAATGAATGGGTAAGTGTATCCGAAAAAGCTTTTTTGTAGACCTCTCTAGACCCCTCTGCAATGGCCTCATAATTGGCCATCTCTTCTCGTTCTTTCTTTTCTTGGAACCTATCTTGATTTTCTCTCAGCTCACGCATTAACTCGTCTTTTCGATTTAAAGCAATGTGCCTCAATTTATCTGATATAGGCTCATGACCCCATGTAACAGGCTTTCCATGTCCAGACCATGTGTCTGTCAGTGAAAACGCATGATGATCTTTAAAGGTATAGGACAGCAAAGTTACACCAGAAACGTCGTAGATATCCCAACCCTTAACTTTTTGAATCGCTCGCAAAACCCCATCGGGTCCACGTCGACAAAAAAGGTCACGGTCGAACTTTTTTAATATACGATTAATTCTGTTCACTTCACTGTCCACTATTTCCCCCTTAAGGACTTACGTAGTCTTCAATAACAGCAGAGGCCGAAGCTTGCGCATTGAACAAGTTAAAGAATAGACGCACTCGAACTTCAAAAGCATCGGCTGAAGTTTGCGCGATGTACATAGTGCCAGTCTCGTCGGCAAATTCCATTTCACATAGAACCATTTTTTCAATGTGTTCTTGTGGAAGCATGAAAATACGCTTTGGACAAGATTGATCGGCAACCCATGGTAGTCCATTCCAGTCTAGGTAAGATTGGTCTTTAGAAGCAAAACCGCCGTCACCTTTTACTGTGTTTACATACCGTTTGTCGGCCGTTAGAAGCTTTTGGTACATACGTTGAGAATCAAAGTCAGAATACACAGCAGAGTATTTTGCTCCACCGCGATTTTTACCTAGATTCCAAGCGTTTTGTAAAGCGTCTAGAGTTAACTGACCACCAGCCAAATCAACAACGTTACCTTGTGTTGATGGGTATAGTGCCCTGTTAATGTTAAACACTGTGCTTGTTCCACCGTCTAGTTGAGTTAGTAAACCTTGGACTTCGTTTCCGAAAGATCCGGCCCGAACTACAACATCGTCAGCAGAAACAGTGACAGCAGTATCTAGAACAATAGTAGCCGTTGAGCTAGTGGCTGTTCCAGTTGTAATGCTGTTAATAGATACACCAGAGGCTACTGGAGTACTGCCAGAATAGATGTCTACTGTAGCGCCAACATCTAGAAACTTTAGCGCTGGTTCGCCGTCTTCACGGCCCTTTAGCACTATAGTTGTAGACGCGCCAGCACCAGCATTTAATCTTGCTAGGGTGCCGTTACCATTCCAAGAAAGCTGACGGTTAACGTCAACTTGCAAGTCACCGTAACCCATTTTTAATTCAAAAGCTGCCTGACGAATAAAGCTGCCTTTATCTGTCATTGAACTTTTAATCATGGGTCCAGTAATACCGAAACGCAGGTAGTTGTACTTTGCTGCAATTTGAGCTTGTACACCAGTCTGTTGTCCAATGGCGGGTAGTGTTCCACCGTCAGAAGTCGCGCCGATACCTTGGTTACGTCTAACGCGCAAAGGTCTGATCACTTGTTGACCATCCCATTTTAGCTTAGATTTTTCTGCCCCTCGGTAAATAGGAGTGTCTTCATTGAATTGATCAACAATTGGCCCCTGATACCAGTTTTTTAAGTTGTACAACGCTGAAGTTGTACTTGCGAATTGATTTGCCATATTTATCCTCGTTTAAATTAGAAGCCTGAGTTTATAATCTCGTCCTCAACGTCTCTTAGTCGCATTCTTTTCGGTGCTGACCCTGGGGTACCACCGCCGCGACCAACGTCACCAGCTCGATCGTTTATATCCTTGGCTTTTGTTGTTTGTTCCTTTTGCCAATCTTGAAATAACTTTGAATTATACTCGTGGCTTGCCTTAAAGAAAGGTTCCATCATTTTGTCGCTTACTTCGTTTGGCTTCACTCCGTTTTGTTCAAAAAACGAATCGGCCGCACCGTAAACGTCCGTTAAGTTGGCGTATTTGTATTTCGCCTTCATACCGGATTCAATGGCATCTAACCGAGCGTTAAAAGTTTCTTTCTCTTTTTCGTCAAAAGAACTTTCAATTCGGTCAATCCTGTCAATAAGCTCACGAGGCAATTCTACGTTATTTTGTTTTGGCGCATCTTGTTGTTGTTGTTGAACGCCCAAAAGGTCTAAATATCCGTGATACTTCTCGGGGTAGATCTTTTTGAATTCAGCAACAAGGGCAGGGTTAGATTTTATTTGTCGAAGGTCAGCACTCAAGTTGTCCGAAAATCGTCTTTCCTCGGCTAGAGACTGAGTCTTCTTTGTATAATCTTGTTGACGCAACATTGCTTTTTCAAGGTCTTGTGGCGTCCACTCCTGTCCTTTGTAAAGGAATTTTTGGGCTTTAGTAAGGTCGAAAAGCGCTTGGGCTTCCGGTGTCTCTTTAGCCTCTAGTGTCGGCTCCCTTTCGTCCGACGAAACATCTGGGGCCTGTTCGGGCGTGTCCATTGTTTCTATTTTACTCTCTACGTCTACGTCTTCGATTCCCATAGGGTCTCCTTTAAAGGGTCCGTATAATTACGGGTGTCCATATAATGAAGTTCACGACGTAGTTAATTTTTAATCAACCATTTCTATCATAGCTTTTTCATCTAGAGACTTAGGCTTGATGCCAGCCTTCTTTTTTCGCATCAATTCACTTTCATGACCTTTGATGTAATCTTTCTTGTCCTCTAGATCAGGGGCTAAGCCCTTTTTCTCGTCATCTTTGCTTTCGTCTTCCATCTCAGGCATTTCTGACTCTTCTTCAGGCTCAACTTTTATGATTTCAGGTTCACCGCCGTCTAGCGGTATGGAAACCGTCACCTGTAGTGCTTTCTTTTTTCTATCTTTCATCATTTCGTCCATCATACGTCCCCCGTTTCGGCTTCTGGTAATATTTCTTGAGGTATCTCTTCACCCATAGGATCACCCATAGGATCACCCATATCTTCACCCATATCTTCACCCATAGGACCACCCATATCTTGAGGCAGTGGACCCATTTGCATGGGTGGTTGCAAAAACATCTTATGTTGTTGTAGGTCTTGTTCAAAGATAATTTTAATCTGGTCCTGGTACTGTTCAAACTTCTGTGTCTTGCGCAGTCTGTTTTTAAACTCAAAATGTGCAATATGATTATCGTCCGGGTGGACAATAGGCATTTCACCGCGCTCAATTTGTTCTAGACTTCTTTTGATTTGTTGCTGGTCAACGCTCTGGTCTTCCCATATTTCGCCGACGTCACCATATTCTAACCGTGACAAGACCTTAGACTTGGACACTGGGTCCATCGGATCACCTAAAAGGCCCAACTGGTAAAGGTTTAAGACTTCTTGGCGTCTTAATACTTTTGACCCTGGTAAGGTAGACCCTCTGACTACAATTACGTCAAAGTGTTCACGCAAATCATTCTTAGAGAATTCTTGGACGTAGTAGTCTCCGGCTTCCCCTGACTCTTTAATCATTCTTGGCTCGTCATAATAACGAGATGCGTATTTCATAATTAATCGGCCAACATCTGCCCAGCCATTTTCATTTGATTCAGTCTCTACGCCTATTCGTGTTTCATCTTGCTCGACAAGTAGCTGCATACCTACGGCTGGAATACTGGCCGAAGGCATTTGCCCTTGGCTTGCTTCATTAATGCCAGAAATACCGTTTAAATCAGTCTTGATATTATCGCCGTCAGTGTAGACATACTGTGGTAGCTGGGGTGTTGGCGACGGCCTGGGTGCTTCTGACTGTGGAACGGCGTTATATTCAATGACCTCTGTAGTGTCATTTAAGGACTCTTGGTGCATACCGTGACCCTTGGCCGCGATATACTTTAAAGTCAGACCTTTATTTAAAAACTCAGCTTTTTTACGTAAGTTTCTATTATATTGGTCCTGTAATGGACGCATATGGGTGATTATTGACTCGGAATAAAACTTTCCACCAATTTTAACATCATCAAACTTAACAAAGGGTATTTCACCACAAGGTAAGTCCTTATAAGAAAGCAAAATGTTATTAGCGACCACTATCATGCGTCCGTTTGGGTGATTTTTAGACGGCGCTTCGTAATAAGCTAGTTCAATTGCAGAATTGCGCATTTGTTCGTCGCCGCCGCCTGTACCGCCGCCGCGATTAGACATTTGATTAATTTTTAATAGATTTTGTGTAGCTAAAAGCCAGGCACCCTCTTCTTTTACTAAATTTCCACGCTCGCCGTAATGGTCTTGGAAGTAAGACAGCTTTCTAACCTTTGCCTGAATTACATATGATGCGTCTTGCATAGTTTTAGCTAGTGGGTCCACGTAAAGCTCAAGGGGCGACACAACGTCTAAAGCAATATCACCGTCAAACTCAATACCAGAAGGATTTCCCTCATCGTCAAGGTCTGGAATCTGTTTGCCTTTTCTCGTGTCCCAATAAACCTTAATAAAAGAATGGCCGCCCTGCTGTTTCCACATATACAAAGATTGGCGCTTTTCTTGAGCCCTTTCTCTTTCCATAGTTGAATTAATTAGCTTTACAGAAAGTCGGGCAGCGTCCTTGTCTTCTTGAGAGTTTGAATTCGGCCTAACATCATACCTTGGGGGGTTTTTACATAGCCTTGCTAGTCTGTTTTGAATATTGGGCAGAATTAAATTAGCCGATGGTTGACCTCTGCTTGGTGATCCAAACCCACCGCTATATGGACGCAAAGCCCTGCTTTTAGAATCATAAAACACACTACCAAACCCAAGTAGGTAGGCGGTATTGGTTACCACTTCACTTTCAAAAGATACCCTAGACCCATTTGTCTTAGAGTCCTCTACTCTGCCCTTAACCCAAGAGACTATTTTTTGTTGGTCAGTCGGTTGGTCTTCGGGTGATTTAATAGCCTCTAGCTTCTCTTCAGGATTGCCAGACGGTCCCATCATTTTTTCTAGAATATTATCAAAAATAGACAATTAAACCTCTCTAAAGAATGACTTCTGACAGTGACCCGTAATCTGGTTATCAAATTGCATCGGGGGCTTTTCGTTTATCTTTGCCTTTACTTTAATGTCTTGCAAGGTCGCTTCTTTATAGTCGTAAAAGGTCCTAGACATTAGTTTGTTAATGAGTCGGTGGGTATTAATCGCCCACAAAGTATTCGTAACCACCAGCAAAACAGCAAGAAGTGTTTCCGTCATACGCTCCTCTGTATCTTTTTATAGTTGTAGGTGTGCTCTAAGGACGCGCCGTCTGGGCTTACGGAAATAATAGTCAGAATGTTTCTAGGCTCACGAGGTCCAGTCTTGGCCTTTTCCTCTAGCTTTATTTCGCTAATTGCCCAGCCGTCACGTTGTCTATTAGTAATCCAACCAACAACTGGGTCCTCTGCTTTTATTCCTGTAAGTTTCATTTTTTCACACTTGTAACAGTCATACGGGATGCCTCTTCTGGAAATACGACCTCGTGAACACTTAAGCCCTCACGTTTTACAAGCTCCTCTGAAGTTCCTTGTAGGCATATTTTTACGTTCTTATAAATGTAATATCCGGCCTCTGGTGTCTCACCTCTCGTAAAGTGCATTAGCACCGGACGTGCAACTTCCATCCATTCATAACCTGCAATCTTAGCGTGGTGAATTTTAGACTCTAACTCCAAAAGCATTTGGCTTAGGCGCAATGTGTCATCGACCTTAGGATCTTCATTAATAGACATTGTGTGTGTTGCTGTTTTCTCTTCTGTCTTATTAATCTTCGGTCGACCTCGACGCTTGGGCGGCAAGTCGTTTGATAAAGTATCTTTCGTAGTTTGGGTCGTTTGGGTTTGTGACATTTATATTCTCCTTGGGTTTGTCTGGGTAAACCACTATTTCCTCTATTGAGGATAAAGCATCAATTAAATCGTCATGCCTACCCCGTGGAAAAGCAGTTAGTTCAAGAATAAGGTCATCTAGTCCAGGAGCAAGCAGTATTTTACCAAACTCAAAGCGTGGCACTAGCGAGCGTATTCTCATGTTTTTAGAGTTAGAGTCTTTTTTATTTCCATCTGGTTTAATGGTGGACCTTTTTATTTCAACTAATGGCAGGAACACGTTGCGACGACGCATCTCTTCACCCGCAAAGTGCATAAGCGCCGCCTGGTATGCGACGCTTTCAATCCCTACTCTCATTGGCTTAAATTCATTATAAAGAGAGAACAGCCTTTGAATCGTTTCTGTGGCCGTTTCTCGCCTACGGTCTGCCAGCCTTATAAACCAATTTTTGTCTGGGTCTACGTCTACCACTACCGTTGCTGTGTAGTCGGCGGTGTCTTCTAGTGAAATGGCTGGGTCTATAAATATAAATGTGTGCTTTACGTTTGGATACCATTCTGCGGTTTTTATCCAATGCTTTTTAAAGTCCTGGTCTGCGTCTGGTATGCACTGATTTAAGTATTGGTTAGTGAATTTATAGAGGCCCATCGTTTTGCGATAGTCTTGAAGTATTTGCTCAGAAAGCTTTTCAGGAAAGAAAAGAGACCCGTCATCGCCATAGGCCCCCTCATAGACTACCGAAAATTTAGGCAATTAGGCCCCTGTATTTCCCGGTGAACCAGCATACCCGGCGTCAAGTCGTTTAAGAATTGAAACTACTACCGTGTCCGTCTGTGCTGTGAAAAACAAATTACTAACGCCAAGGCTGATCGGCTTAGATTGGATATTCAAAATGGCACCTTGACCACCCAAAACCATGGCACTGACGCCAACTGAAGCCCCGGCAAAGTACAAAACACCATCTCCGGTCGTGCCAACGATAAACATATCATTTACTGAAGGTCCGGCTGAA